GAGCTGGGTGGTTGGGTTTAACATACCAGTAATTAGGAGTTCCGTCGGTTAATTTTTCAAATCCCAACGCTGAATAAACACCACCGCTGCTCCACCTGTTGTCTGAATATGATATAACTGATAATGGAGATACTTCTCGCAAAAACGCAGCAAATAACTTACTTGCTCCTCCGACTATTTGATGATTCATCAAGGAGCAAAATCTATTCAACTCCCAGGATGATATTTTTCTAGACAAATTTGATTTAGAAAAGGTCATTACTGAAACAAGTTTTTCATCAAAAAACAGCCCATAACATGCGTTACTTCTACCAGTACCCATAATATGATTTGTGTCGCAAAATACCGCAGCACTATGCCCGGAAATTTTCTTTACTTGACACTTTCTGGCAAAAATCTTTGGCAGAGTACCACGCAAAATACTTGATAACCTACTCTTAACTATGTCCTGATGTAAATCCCATTCGTCCTCAAAAATCTGTATTAGTCTAATATTGTTTTCGTTAGCCCACTTCATTTTTTCTAAATCTGATATTTTACTACGGTTATTTGATTCCAGAACATCTTCTGAATGCCAATATAGGCCGTTAAACTCGATCCCAATATTCAATTCTGGTACAAATATATCTATCTCTTTACTATGATATTTGCTTCTATACGATTGAACTGCTGATGGGCATATTGATTTGACGAAAGTATATACCGCATTTTCTTTCTCGCTTGTTGGTTTTTTTCTTGGATAACAAGTGGGGCATAGTTCAAGTTTAAATTTTGATGGTTGTAAATATTGTTTTGAGAAATTAAAATTTGAGTTACAAACCACGCAATGTAATTTGAAGACCGTATCCGACAAACTATTTTCTAAGATTAAGTTTGCGGAAACAAGTGCCTGCGAAATTTTAATATCTGATTTATGTTTTCGTTGTTCATTTACTTTTTTAATAGTTTCACTGCTTTTAAGTTTCGAAAACTCAGTCTGTTTCTTACCACGCATTGATGACCCAAAATCATAGCCGTTTTTAATTTTTGTTGCTATCGCTTTTGCTGTTCGATTACGCATAACACTAGAATTATTGCTGGCGTAACACATTACTCCCTGAGATATTTTGTTTTTTCTTTCCTCTGGTAATGTAAATTTACCTGGAATTGAAATATTGCCATACTTACTTTTGTATTCGTCACTGGTTAATCCGTGCTCACGCAAATGCCTCCAGTGAATAAATCTATCGAACTCTTCCCCACATAATTTACATTGAATTTTCATAATGAAGATACTATTTTTATGAGTTAGCGGTCCACACCCATTTGCTACTGCCACAATCCCATATCCGCAAATACCCTTGATCGTCATCTTTATTTTTGCGCATACTAAATCTATGTATTCTTTTTACATCTCGCGAGTTAATAAACCAATAGTTTTCAGTAGTATCTGCGACAAAAGTGAATCCAAGTTTAGAGTATAGATTACCCTGTGACCATCTTTTGTCAGCAAATGAAATAATTTTAGAAGGGGAATAGATAGTAATGAAATGTTGTAATAGTTTGCTAGCACCACCGATTACAGTTGTATCTATATCGTTTGCGAACCGCAGTAACTCCCAAAATCCAGGTTCTGATTTTTGCCCTTTTGAGATAATTGGCTTTGAAAAAGTCATAACTGATAGTAATTCACTATTATGAAATAACCCAAGTTTGACTGAAGATTTGCTGTGTCCCTGCAAATGTTTTTTGCTTAAGAAATCGCGTTCCTCATTAAATGATAATTCTTTAACACTACATTTTCTAGCAAACACTTTTTTTCCAGTTATGCCCAAAATAATTTTCAACCTACTTTTAACTACATCGGGTTGGTGTAGCCATTCATCTTCAAAAATTTGAACAAGTCGTATCCCTTTGCTGGTAGCCAAGTTTAATTTTTCTAAATGATAATGCTTACTTACACGCAAATCATTATGCCAAAATAATCCGTTAAATTCTATCCCGACATTTTTTTCTGAAACAAATATATCTATTTCCTTGCCAGAAATTAAATCTCTACTATTATTCAAGGTTGAGAATCCAAGAGAATGAATGAATTTTCTGACATCATTTTCCATTACAGAGCCTTTGCTCATACCACTACAGGAATAACAGCAAGTGCCAGTATTTTTTATTCTCCATTTGACTGTTTCTGATGGAACTTCCTCAACAGAGTTACATACGGTACATTTAAACTTAATTAACTTGTTTGGATTGTCAAAGTTAGCAGTTTTACTTTCACTAGGATCTGCTATTTCTAATAATTCGATAGTATTTGGAACAAAAGACCCCCATTTGCTGGCAGCTTGATCTATGGATTTTTGCTTAAACTCTGCTGACAAAAAGTAGTTGCTAACTTGGTAATGCTCAGTTAGCGTTGAAATACATTTTTCTCTATGGTCTGCTAACTGACTTGGGTTCATGACCCCATATTTTTCAGTTAATGTTTTGCGACCTTTAGTTTGAAGATCGCCACTACGCTCTTTTGCTTTTTGCCGTGTCACGGCAGATACTAATGCTCCATAATTTCTAATCATAGATTCTTTTCTACGATTTTCAGCACCGTCAATTTTGCGTATGTTGTCTACCCCGTATTTTTTTCGAAGTGTTTCTTTTTGTTTTTTGACTCTTTCGTCTGTGTCAACTATCTTACTGCGGCATTGGAGAGAGCACGTTTTTTTACCCACTGTTTTGACTGGTTCCCCACAGACTGAGCAATATGGTGAACTGCTAGTAAGGACAGCATTAATTTGCCCGGCAAGTGATACCTTTGGATACTCGCGATTAAGCCACTCGCAAAAATCATCGTTCACTTTAATTTTTCTTTGCCGCATTTTTGCCGGGCAATCTAATAGAAACTTGGTAATTTGGTTTTTCATACAACTATTTAGTCGTATGCGAACTAAACCAGAAAATAGTTAACTACCCATATAATGCCTTATGCTAAATACGAGTAAATTTGGTGAAAAACTATAAATATCTTTATACAGTACCATAAGGTGCTTACAGGAGCAAAATATGTCTATTTCATCGTTAACCAAATTTACCGTGCCTTTGGCAACTAACCAAAGTGCATCTACCCAAGGTATGTTGATGCCGAAACTAAAGTTTCGCTATCGCGTCACTTTTGAAGGTTTTGGTGTAAGTTCTGAACTTGTTGAACTTACAAAGCAAGTTAAAACTTTTAAGCGTCCAAATCCAACCTTTGAAACAATAACGATTGATGTTTACAACAGCAAAATTAACTTAACCGGGAAACCAAAATGGGAACAAGTTACTTGCGTATTACGAGATGACGCAGTGGGTAATGTAAGCAAGTTAGTTGCTGAACAGTTGCAGAAACAATTTGACTTTATGGAACAATCCAGTGCTGCATCGGGCATTGACTATAAGTTTATTACTCGACTCGAACTGCTTGATGGTGGTAACGGCTCACATGAGCCGGCAGTATTAGAGACTTGGGAAATGTATGGTTGCTTATTGTCTGGCGTTGAATACGGCGATATGGATTATGCGTCAAATGACCCAGTTGAAATTACGCTTAACATCATGATGGATAATGCTTTACAGAAACCACAAGGTAGTGGTGTTGGCATTGATGTAGGAAGAACGCAAGGCGTATCTGCAAACTAATCCACCTCTAAGGTGACAATAAAATAGGGCCGATTCAGCCCTATTTTTTGGCATAAATACTACTATGAGTACACAATTTAAAGACTGGAAACATGCTTCAAAGTTATATGTTGCTAACCATTATGAGTTAGCTCCAAAATATACCTTTCTGTACCATGTATTCTTTGACCTGGCTGAGGGTAAAGGTAGTCCGCAAGTTGAGTTGGGAATGATGGTTAAGCAAGTAGGGCTACCAAAATTTTCCATTGATACAAAAACACTAAATGCATACAATCGCCCACATATTATCCAAACTAAGATTAACTATGACCCAGTCACAATTCAGTTTCATGACGATAGTGCTGACAGAGTAAGAGATTTTTGGAACGATTACTATCAATACTATTATCGCACCAGTGATCATGGCAGCAGCGATGATTTATCTCAAATGGGCAGAGTTCACGAAGAGATCAATAATGTTAGGGGAATTGAGGGTTGGGGTTATGCTGCCCGTAGTAAAGAACCATATTTGAAAGCTATTAGGATATACAGTTTACACGATAAAAATTTTAGCGAATACACTTTGGTTAATCCGATAATAAAAAGTTTTCAACACGGCGAGCATAATGCTGCGTCTGGTGGTGAGGTAATGCAGCATACTATGAATGTAGAATACGAAACTGTGTTTTATAAATCCGGATCGTTATCAGATCTAATATACGGGTTTGCAGAGTTGCACTATGACGATGAAGATAGTCCGTCCATAACAGAAAATTACGCATCTCAAGTAAATGATATTAGACCAAAACCATCGAACGGTATTTTTGGTAACAGTGTGACCAATAATGGTAAAATGCCTGGAAGTTCGGGTTCGCCTAACGCTCCAAGTTTCTTTGGGCTAAATTTAAATTCTATGCTAAAAAAAGTAACAACATCTGGACTAAAATCAGTGCTAACTAACTCGTCTAATCCATGGGGATCTATCAAGTTGCCAGTTATTTCTGAAATAAATAAAGTCGGTGGAAATATACTTTCATCAGTAAGTGGCGGGTTGATATCTCCAAGAAGCTTGGCTGGCAGCACTAGTATTAATCAAGCGATTTCTAATATTAAATCCACTCTGCCAGCTAACATATTAGGTAAGGTGACCTCTAGCAAACAGTTTAACGATTTATTTTCTGGAAAACCTCGTGACAACACTGCAACTAATATCAATGTAGAGCCAGGCCAAGGTTCTGACACACATCCTTAAAGGTATCATTCACAATGCAACCATCAAATCTAAGTAATAAAAAAATAACTGACAGTACAACAGATTATTTTAACAACTTTTACAATGAAAAATACGAGCTTTCACAAAATGAAAATGAGGTAGTGGTCAGCTATTTTGAAAAAATAACTGGTAATAAAGCAAGCGCATCGGCATTAGCAGGAGCGATGATTTATACTGCAAAATCTCAAGGTCTTGATATTATGGATGTAATAGGCAAGTTTGTGGGGCTAACTGATAATCAACTTACGAGTTATTTGACAATGTTTTTAAACCTGAACCGCGTTGGGACTAGCTTTGTGGGGCTAGTCAACATTGCCCCAACTAATAAGTATATTACTCGAACACTAATTCCGTAAATTATGGCAAAGTATGCTCAAGGGAAATATATACCCAAACACCCAGAAAAATATGTAGGAAACCATACTCCGTCGTATCGAAGTTCTTGGGAGCTCGCATTTTTTAATTTTTGTGATAATCACCCTAGCATAACACAGTGGGCGTCAGAGAGTATTCGCATTCCATACAAGAATCCACTTAGTGGCAAGAATACGACTTATGTACCTGATATTTTTATGGTCTATTTAGACGCTAACGGAGTATCGCATGCTGAGTTGATTGAGATAAAACCATCCGCCCAAGCTACTATGGAAGCGGCAAAGTCTCAACGGGATAAACTAGCAGTAGCACTCAACATTGCAAAATGGACGGCAGCGAGAGCATTTTGTGCGAGCACAGGCTTGACTTTCCGTGTAGTAAGTGAGAAGGATTTATGGGCCGGCGGAAAAAAATAAATACTAAATCTAAGGAACCACATGAGTAAAAAACTAGAGGATTTGTTTAACCTACCGTCAGCAAAATCCATTGAGAAAGCGGCTACTGAAACTAAAAAAGAGTTGGAGGTAGTAGCTGAGAAACAAGATATAATTGAAAAAATAGATGCTGCAACTGATAAAATAGATGCTGCCTTGCCAACTGTAACTGATTTAACTGCATCAGACCAAGAAATGGATGAGTTAGCGAAACTTGCAATTGACAACTTCACTGATCTCATAGATTTCGGGATGAATGTAGACCCGAGAGTAAGCGGCGTGATTTTTCAGTCAGCAAGCTCGATGCTTGGGCATGCACTTACAGCCAAAATGGCAAAGATGGACAAGAAGCTCAAAATGGTTGACTTACAGCTCAAGAAGGCTAGATTAGATCAAGTTGACCGCCTTAAAGCAGTAACTACCACGCAAAATGACGACACAATAGAAGGCACGGGCACAGTAATAGACAGGAACGCTCTACTACAGACAATATTAGCGAACGCCGCTAATGCTCAAAAAATGGATAAATAACTATAGAATTGGAAATATTCATGAAAACCTTTACTCATTTTTTAATAGAAGCAGCAGAAGCCAAGTCTTACGAATTTAAAATTAAAATCGCTTGCCAAGACTTTGATGATGACGCTCATGATCGCTTAGAACACGCATTGAAAGCCTATGACTTAAACAGCCTAAGTAAGGCTAAACACTTGCCACCAGCTGATCACTCGTTAGATTTCCCTACTCACCCTGAGTTAGATGTATACTTGTTTACAGCAACTCTTAAACTGCCTTGCACCGATGCTCAAGTTCGACAAGTAATAGGCGAGCAAGGTAGATTCCCACTGGCATGTGTTGTAGTCACTCCTAAAAACAGTCCAGAAGAAATCATGCGAGATCTCGATGAAGAGATGGATAAAGTAAAGGGCGACATCCTAACTAAAGATTTAGAGAAGGGTGTAAATGGGCAACCACAAGTTGGGCAAAAACGCTTAGACAGCATGCTCAAAGAACTTGAGTCACAAAAGATGGAATTTGCTAGTAAGAAAAAAGAACCTGCTCCAAAGACAACGAACGATCTAACACAAAATAACAACAGCCTAATGGCTAAGAAAGGCGTAAAATAAAATGAGAAAACTAATATCTAAATTGGATGCTTTAACCGGCACAGCTAAAGGCACTACTGATAAATCGCAACCAGCCTCTAAAACCACTGCCACTCGTAAAAAATCATTAAATGAAAGTCAGATCATTGGTGGTCAAGTTGACGAAGTATCGGCAGCAGCAATGGGGCGTGCTGCAGAGCGTGAATACGCTAATCAAGATTTTGACACGCCAGTAGCCGCTCCAACACAGCGCCAGCAGCCAATAATGCAAAATAGGCAAGAGCAACGCAAAGTTTATATTGTAATGAAGGGGTCGAACAAAAAAGTCGGGCAAGCATATACTAACTTTAACGATGCTCAACGCGCTCGAGCAAAGATGCGTAATCCAGAACAGTATGGAATGATCAAGGAAGATGGAACACCTATATCCGAGAAAAAGATCATGGAGTTGAGCAAAAAAATGTTAAAATCGCGCGCTAAAAAAACGAACGAAAGTAAATCTCGACGCACATTTAAAGTAATAGCCGAGGGTGCGGAGTTTAATGTGTCTGATTCGGACCTAGCACGAGTGTTAAAACGGTTCCCACATGAAGTGAAAGTTTTCAAAGACGGTGGCGATTTGGGTGATGCTTTATATGATGCATTATTCGACTATTACCTCACCACTGGTGAAATGCCGTATGGCACGATGAAAGCTCGTGATGGCGATCCATATGAATGGGTAACACAGCAGCTAGATCGTGATATATCTTACGACTCTGGGTTGACTGAAGACTCTAGTGCAAACTCTGAAATTGAAAGCATACTGAAAAAGTATCCTTACGAAGCAAGACAGTTCCGTGAATTTGGCGAGTTAGATGACAATGAAATGTATCAAGAGTTGTTTGATCATTATTTGAATTCTGGTGAAATGCCTTACGGCGTAGCCAAGGCCCGCACTGGTGATCCAGTTCAATGGGTTGCTAATAGACTAGAAAAAGATATTGGTTTGAATGATATAAACGACGATAGCGGGCATACGGATTCTGCCAGAAAGTTATCTAGCCATGATGAGGACTATACTGCAGAGGGCATGGGCGGTGATGTAATGTCTCTTGAGAGCAGTGGTGATGAAATGGACGAGAGCATGCTGATGGATGATCAAGAGCAAGCCGTTACTCATAAGTTGTCTAGTTTGGGATATGACGAAGGGTTAGACTTCTTCTTTGAAGACGGCGAGTTGACGGTGATAGGAAAATCAACAGCTATTGCTATTGTCAATGCGTTAAAAGCAGATGGCAGCATTGATGGATCGCCTAGTATTACTAGAATAGATGGCGAGGAAATACATATCTCCTTTAACTCGGGATTGGGCGAAAGTTTAGCTGACGATTTTGCTGCAATGGCTAACAGCATGAAGAACAAAGACGGCTCTCAAAGATTTAACGCTAGAGCAGTGACCCCTGATCAAAAGCGTCAAGAACGCGACGATTTAGATGCCAAGCGTGCTGCAGAAAGAGCGGCAAGACCACCAGTTGCACCTGGTCCAGACACTACTAATAATGGTAGCTTTGGCAACACTCGCGGTTACGGTCAAGGTCGCTATATGGGCGATAGTAAAATCAATAAGGGTAAAATGCTTAAAGAAGATGCTGCATTGAGTTTGGATGTGTCTGGCACTGACGATGTGCTGGCAGTGCTGCGTAAGTTGAGCGGATTGCCTGGTGATGATGCCTCCACCACAGATATGAGCCCTGATGTTAGTGCTGATGACTTTAGTGGTGATAGCAGTGTTGTCGACATTGACGACATAAATCAAGAGCCATCAATGCGTGGCATGATAGACATGATGTCTGATGAACCTGAATCAGAAGTTGTTCCAGAGCTAGCTGCTGACGCTGTCGCTCCTGAAGTTGAAGTAGAAGAGGAATACGCGAACGAACCTGATGAGACCATTCTTCCGGGTTACGGTAGTGCTTGCGGTGACAAAGACAGGCAAGGGCGGGCGTATAAGATGACTAGCCCAGGCAACAACCCAATGGCAGAAACTCGCAGCCTAATGCGTCAATACAAAGGGATGCTATCAAGCATTAAAAAATAATGAAAACATTCAAGGAATATTTGCCAGAGTCTTTCCTTACTGAACTTGGCGCAGGACCTAATGATTCCATTAGCCCAGTGTCTGGTGCTGAATCCAGTGGATACCCAGACCCTGCTGAAAGTGAATTTGGTAACAGAGAGTTGAATGTTGGTGACCCAGTCATCATCACCGGAAATGTTGAGTTCTCTGGCAAGACTGGTGATGTAGATGATTTTAGCAGAGATAAACATTTTGTTATTGTAAATCTCTACAATTATGGCAAACACAGTTTTCATGCGTCCAATGTAGCTTACAACGATTACGCTGATGAAGATAATGATGATAATAACAACGACGACGATGACGAAGACGATCGCGCCCTAGCCGATTTGCGTAAACTAAGCGGGTATTGATGACATGCTACTTGAGCCTATTAAAAATCCCGACGATTACCCAGTGTATCCTGAAGATGATGGATATGACAGGTTTAAAAATCCGTTCTCACCGGTGGTTAACTACTAACTAAAATGGCAAAATCTTTAGATGGCGTTCTGATAAAATCAGCACATAAACCCGAGTATTATTCTCAGGAGCAAATGACTGAGTTTTTGAAATGTGCTGACCCAGTTACTGGCCCGTCATATTTTCTAGAGAATTACTTTTATATTCAGCATCCTGTTAACGGTAAACTATTATATGCGCCATACGATTATCAACGGAACCTGGTAAAGTCTTACAACGATTACCGATTTTCTATTAACCTACTATCTAGGCAACTAGGAAAGTGTTTGGAAGGTGACTCATCTAGGATAAATATTCGAAACAAGCAAGGTGAAGAATATGAAATTCCAATTGGAAAATTCTACGAATATCAGCAAGCCAAACGAGATGGAACGGATATCCCCGATATCTCGTGCTTCAAAAAATGTAAGCATTGCAGCGTGGAGTTTTCACCTTCATCAAACAGGCAGGTCTAATGCTGTTATTAAATCAAAGGCAACAAGTAAGCCAGCAAGAATAATGTCTTCCAAGTGCTGTGAAAAATTAGTTACAGCAACCGGGTCAACAAGTAAGTTTTGCTCCGTTTCTTGTAGAGAAGCAGTAGCAAAACAAAAGAGTAAACAAAAAATAATACAAGAATGTATAACCTTTCTGACAACATAACTCGTAAATTCACTGATGTAGTGGATATCAATGATGACGGTTGGGAAGTCATGACCGACACTGGGTATGAACCTATATCCGATATAAAGCAAACAGAAGAATATGAAATATGGGAAATGATGCTGGTAGATGGCACTATATTACGCTGTGCTGATAACCATATTTTATTTGATGAAAATTTTCAAGAGATTTTCGTATGTAGTTTGAAATCTGGCGATTGTATTCAAACACAGAGCGGGCCACAAATAGTTGAGCATGTCATAAACACGCATCACTTAGTGAATATGTATGATTTGGGAGTAAACTCTAATAATCACAGGTTTTACAGTAATGGAATTTTAAGTCATAATACTACAACCGCCGCTGGATATCTGCTGTGGTTTGCCATGTTTAAGCCTGACAGCACTATTTTAGTGGCAGCTCATAAGTATGCCGGCGCCCAAGAAATCATGCAGCGTATTAGATACGCATACGAGTCTACCCCGAACCATATTCGTGCTGGGGTAACGAGTTATAACAAAGGCAGCATAGAGTTTGAGAACGGCTCTAGAATTATTTCAACCGCAACAACTGAAAACACCGGGCGTGGCTTGTCTATTACCTTACTTTATTGTTTGGACGGGGGAACGACCGTGAAAATTAGAAATAAAAAAACATTAGTTGAGGAGGATATTACTCTTGAAGATTTATACATTCGGTTGTATACGCCAGGGATGGTAATTGAGTAATGAGTTCACATTTCAGTAACATTTTTGTGTTACAGTTACTTATTACGTGTGGGAAGATTCAGTTATAGATGATGTAGAAAGATTATTATGTTTAGTGAAAACACAGAGTACGAAATATTAACCACAGATGGATGGAAAGACTTCAGAGGTGTTACTCTAACTCCCAATAAAGTCACCTGCAAAATTTTACTTGCATCGGGGGTATCAGTATCAGCAACAAAAAACCATTATTTTTTCTCAAACGGAATAAAAATACAACTTAAAGACTTATGTGCAGGACAATATATTGATACAATTAACGGTCCATCTCAAATTGTCTCTATTAGAGAGAATGCTACTGGATCAGTATTTGATATTATTGAAGTTGACCAGATTGAGCATAAATTTATTGTAAATGGGTCGATTATTACAAAAAATTGCGACGAATTAGCGTTTGTCAGGAATACTATCGCGCAGGAATTTTGGACTTCAATTTCGCCAACCTTGTCTACGGGTGGTAAAGCAATCATTACCTCTACACCAAACTCTGACGAAGATCAATTTTGGCAACTTTGGTTAGAAGCAAACAAGACAGTAGATGAGTTTGGTAATGAAACTGGTATAGGTAGAAATGGGTTTAAAGCGTTTACCGCATTGTGGAACGAACATCCAGACAGAGATCAAAAGTGGGCCGACGATGAGTTAGGTAGAATAGGATCTGAAAAGTTTAGCCGTGAGCATTTGTGCCTCGCGCAAACTACACTGATAGATCTATTAGACTCCGCTGGAAATAATATTAGTATGTCAATTTCAGAATTGTTTAATTTGGCATAAATAACTATATTAGAGAACCTAATTATAATACGCGATTTGAAAATAATTTAAAAAACGAGCAGCAGTATTAGAAAAAGGGTTTCTATACGAAGTTTGGCTCTTCGAGACCAAACAAAACTACAAGGTATTGCCAAATGACTCAGATTTTTAAACCTAATATACATGGTTTTAAAGTTTTGACCCCGACTGGGTATCAAAACTTTACTGGGGTATCGCTAATGGGGCATCGTACCACTATTAAACTTATTTTTGAGGATAATAAATTTATTGAGTGTACATCCGATCACAAAATTTATATTACACCATTAAAAGCAAAGCAAGCATGCAGAATTAAAATAGGTGAAACTGTACAAACTAAAAGTGGGCCATTGCAGTTGATTGGCAAGCAAAAGTGTAATAAAAAAGTTCCAGTGTATGATTTGATTGGAGTAGACAACGGGGCTAGATTTTATGCGAATTCTATACTAGTTTCTAATTGTCAGCCTATTATCTTTGAAGAAACGCTGATTAACGCAATGACACTGTCTAAGCTATCTGCTATTGATCCAGTGGACAAGTTAGGGCAAGTGCGATGGTATAAAAAACCTTCTCGTGGTAATACCTATGCCATTGGGGTAGACCCAAGTTTAGGAACTGGGGGTGATTACTCTGCCATTGAGATTTATGAGTTACCCTCCTTTGAACAAGTAGGCGAATGGCAGCATAATAAAACCCCTATTCAAGGACAAGTTAGAATATTGCGTGACATTATAAAATACATATACGACATTATTGGAACTGAAAACGATATTTACTACAGTATAGAGAACAATGGAGTTGGTGAAGCCACTCTAATGACAATATCTGAAGTTGGTGAACAAAATATCAAAGGTATATTCTTATCTGAAGGTGGCAAGAGCAGAAAAGGGTTTACGACTACCCACAAATCTAAACTTACGGCGTGCGCCAAGTTCAAACAACTGATTGAAATGGGTAAATTAAAGATTAACAGCAAGAACTTGATTAGTGAGTTGAAGACTTTCGTCCGTGCCAACTTATCGTATGCGGCTAGAGTGGGGGATACAGATGATTTAGTATCAGCTTCACTACTAGTAATACGCATAATGCAAACCCTTCAAAACTATGATTCTGAAATAGATAATCAAATGCGAGCTAACGACGAGTTTGTAGCTCCTTTGCCGTTCATTATGATTTAAAAAACGGATAAATAAGTATTACATCTGGAACTTTTATGCTTGACATTGACAAAATCGCAGCTTCATTATTTGAAAAAATACGCTCAAAATTTGAGAATGTAAGTGTTGGCGACGAAAAAGCCAGAGCAACAACTGCGCCTAGTAAAGCAAGGTTTTTCAACTTTAACTATATAAGCAGTGATAATGAAAACTTTGGCAATATCAGTATATCCATAGTTGATACAAAAACACTTAAAGTGACTTACAGCCGCAGTATAAGTGCTGAACTAGGCGATGCCCAAAAGCAAGAGTGGTATGATTTTCTTCGTGACCTTAGAATGTTTGCTAAACGCAATATGATGAGTTTTGTCCCCCATGACATTAGTAGAAAAGGGCTTGGGTTAAAAGATTTGAAACAAATGTCTGGCGAACAGTCTCCGGACTTCGCCTCATCAGTTTCAGAAAGCAAGTTATATGGTTCTACTAAGACAAGTTATGAATCAGTAGCACCTGGAACACGGCTTATTATCCGCCATTCAGCATCTGTTGACGAATCAGTGCATGGTGCTCGTAGCCGCAAGATACAATCTGTGTATGTAGAGGACGCTGAAGGTCAACGGTTTAAAATGCCGTCCAACAACTTAGCTGGAGCAAGGGCTATTGGACAACACATTGCACATGGTGGGCAAATATACGACGATTTTGGAAAACATACGACTGGGCTTGTTCAAGAAATGGCAAAGATTAAAAAGTTTATTCAAGGGTCGCGCAATAAAACTTTTGAAGACCATGAAGCGTCTGACATGGTAACCGCTGCCAAAGAACGGTATCATGAAATCTACCGCATCCTTCATCACATTAAAGGACCACGCGGATATACACTGTATAAAGAATCCTGGACACCTGAGTTAGATAATCAAGGCGATGTAGACATGGAATCATTGCGTGGAAAGTTTACGCAGAAAAAGTTTGATAACAGACTGGAAGAAGCATTGCCTTTCGTGTATCAAGCATACTCAAAATCAAAAGGTAAAGATATGCCGAAAATAACAACTGCAATAGATAAACAGGTAAATGAGTTCGCTCAAAACTTGAACAATCTTGAAGAAGGAACATGGGCATTGCCTGAAGATGAGCTCGAAATACAAAAACTTCAAGAACTAATGTCTAGCCCGTTAATCGCAGGAATTGACGGAAACGATGCGTCAGCAGCATTATATGACATCTTGGGTGATGACACACTATTTGACCATATTTATGACGCGTCAAAAGGTAGCCCAGAAATGGATGTTCGCCCAGTAGTATATGACTGGTTGATGAAAAACATACCGAGTGTTGGCGAGAAGATTGACGCTGAACTCAAGAGTGGTGGGGGCAGTGAAGAGCAGCCGCAATCTGAAGAGCAGCCGCAACAAGAATCAGTAATACATGATGCACCAGCATTGCTGGATATTCGACGGCTAGCAGGATTGAGCTAACAAACAGGGTGGGAAGATTGATTGGAGACTTCTGCCTCCTTTCTTTTTGAATAAATACTTAATGCGAGCAAAAGAATTTTTATCAGAACTACGAAAAAAGAAAGCAGTAGCGCCAAAAGCAGGCGATACTACTGAGCATGACTATAATCCAGGCTGGGAAGATCTAAACTGGATGAAAGAGCGGGGAGCATTAATGGGGCAAAAAATGACTGGAATGTATCAGTTGTTCATGCCACGCCCAAGCGTCTTTGCAAAAACAAATCGTGATCGTAGAATGGATAATTTGGCAAATAGATATGCTTGGCAAGAAAAAGATCCAACTAAACTAAAACCACAATATGCAAAGTGGCAGGGAGATGAGCCAGAACCAGAAGAGCAGTCAGTGCAAGAATCAGCACCGATTTTAATCCCGGGCAAAGCTATTACTCCCCCGGGTAACAACAAGCCACAAGCAAATCTATGGACAAGCTCTGCCAAGAAACTCAATGACGGAACTTATACCAGCGACTGGGTAAAATACGTAGCTAACAACAACAAAAGCTGGATGTCACCAACTGGCTACTTATACAGAGTGAAGCCAAACGGTTTAGTGCTTGAGCTTAATACTGATCAAGATGCTGAAAGGATCAAATGGGCATTTCAAAATCTAGGGTCAATGCCGCATGATGACCCTAACGACACATATCGTTACTTATCAAAAGACTATCCGTGGGATCAGATAGTTAAACATTTTGATGCGGTCCATCACTACCCATATTCAAGCAACCGTGATTTTCTATATGGGTGGGACGTCGAATCAACAGCATGGTTTAACACTGATCAACTTGAGCTGATCGGTGAAGTAAAGGTGAATCAGGCTGGCCTTGATCCGTACAGCGACGAAGATTGACCCGATCTTTTCTTTTGGCTAAAATAAATGGTGAAATCACACTGATTTATTAGTCT